GACTGATATACTTGAATCTGCCATTCATCTGTAGGGGAAAGCACAAAATCCTTACCCTTGCCTAAGCGTTCCATTATGCGCTTAATCAGATCCATAGTGATCCAGGTGTTCAGTTCGTCAAGCTGAGGGTGCATGGTATCTATGATCTCAAGTAACTCTTGAGGTGTCAGCATAAGCGAACACCTCCGTTACGGCTGAGAAAACAGCCCTGCAGCCTCCATATTTGCGGCCTCTGCTTCAGCAGTCATTGCTTTGGCTTCTTCTTTACTCATTTTTTCAAATTTAACAAAAAACAGCCATGCGGGAGCCTTGCCTGCCTGGACATAGCCCCACCATCTAGCCCGGTCTTCTTCGTAGTTATAGGTGATGTCACCGAAGCTATAATTAACCTCATATTCACCCAGCGGAGCCAAACCGTATAGCGTAGTGAGCGCATCAGCACCGTAGAAAGCCTGCGCCAATGCATCCTGCAGCGCGTCACGGTCAGTTTTAATGGTCTGGATCGTGTCACGGTCATCAGACTCAACCTGAGTGGCAGTGATTACGCCGGTCTGGCCGTCCATGACGAACACACCCTCAGAGAATCCACACTTAACACCGACAAGGGAAAGATTGAAATTGATATCTTTAATCCGCTGATCCGTCAGCAGCGTGGGAACGTGTTCATGGATGGCAGATACTTCACCGTCATTCAGACCCATGCCCAGGCCTTTAACAAAGCGGGGAAGCTCAATGCCCTTATTCTGTGCATTCTGAATGAGGGCCTGACCGACAAATGTAATGTGCTTACTGTCCTCAACCTCAGAATCCTTCCGGCTGATAGCGATATCCAGAGCTTTTAACTCATGCTGAGCATTGGCAAATACAGACAAGCCCAGCGGGGACGCGGGATCTATGGTATTTGCGCCGGGAATGCGAAAGTAAGCAAAGAGGGGTTTTTCCAGCTTGGAAATACTGGCCTCTTCGATCATGTCAGACCATGCGGCCACAGACTGCAGCGCGACGGGGCGGCCAAGATTATATTTACCTTCTCCTACGAACTGATTTTTGAATGCCTTATTGGTGATCCGGTAAACTCTGCCGTTTTCATCATTGCCCTCAAAACGGTGGTATTCCAGCCGGGTATAGTGATTGTCGCCCTCTGAAGTGTGAGATGCAAAAATAGCACCCTCAATTTCACCGTTATTGTTTTTCGCGGTAATGCCAAAGTTACCGGGGAGAACAAAATCCCAGGAATCGCCATTCCACTTAATAATGATGCCGCCCAGCCGGTCTGCTTCGGGTAACTTTTCGGGGAGGCGTTTCAGCAAATCGTCGGCTAATGTTTGCAGGAAATCCGCTCTTGCACTGCCAGAGATAGCAATGCCAATATCCAACATGGTCAGCTTTGCACGATAATCTGCGATAAGCTTTGCCATGTTAATGGTATCGATTTCATCCCCCTCATTTTTCCAAGGGGGCTTGCCAGTGGAAATCTCATCCCACCGTTTTAAGGCGTTGTTCATTTCATCGGATGTAATGAGTTCAACGCCAAACACCTTGCCAATGTCGGTGTTATTCACAAAAAGCATACTGTGAATCCTCCTTAACAGGCGTGTAAAAAAATTCATTCCATCACCGCCTTAAACTATCCATTTGAGTTCGCTGCGAAGGGCCGTTCTACAGAAATACCGTATTTGGTCCATGCTGTGATCGTTAGTTTTAATAACCTTATCCTCTTCGGATTCTTCATCCCAAGAATAGGTTTCAAATTCATCGAAGGTGTTTTTACAGCTCCTATGGAAGTACAGGCAGCCTGCATTAAGGAACTTTGTAACATCCTGGATGCCGTTCAAAACGTCATTATCGGCCTTTACGACTATATATTTACCGTATTTTTGAATTGTTTCGATCATAGACGCGGCTGAGGGGTCAATGATGATGTACTCAATCGGATAATCACCGATCAACTCACACAGCATTTTATAATAGGCTTCATTATCGACGCGGTTATTACTACCACCTTTGTAATAAAGCTCTCTGACCATGATGGCCTTTTGTGCGCCGGGATCGTAGTCATACAGTCCTGCTGCAAAGGGGTTAACCGTACCATAGTCTACCGATACATAATATCTGTGGCGGGGACTGCGCTTAGGCACGGTCTTAACTGCATGGGCAGCACGGTTAAACATGGGGTATACAAGACCCTCAGCCTTAACCCACAAACCCAGAATATACCGGCGATAGAACACGCCGGTATACATACCCTCGTATCGGGCCTTGATCTTTTCGGACAGGCTCAGATTATCATCCATGGTGAAATGCAGATACAGGATGTTTCGCTCTTTGGCTTTTTTAATCCATTCCACATAAAACCAGTGGCCGGGGTTTTCGGGGTTACAGTTAAACCAAAATTTAGACCCGTCCACAGAGCAACGGGCCATGGCCTGCTCTACAAAGGAGCGGGGCATAAGGGCAACTTCATCAAACAGCACACCTGCAAGCGTGATACCCTGCACAAGTGTGTAGCTCGATTCGTCTTTACCGCCGAACATATAGTATGTATTGGTGGTTTTGCCGTTAGTGATAATCAGCTTGTTTTCGCTGCGGCGCTCTGTGATTGATACAATACCCTCAAGCCACTGCGGCATGAGGGTAATAACGTTGCGGCGTAAACTTTCGATTGTTTTACCGCAAATAGCAAAGTTCTGACCGTTGAAGCAACTCATGCTCCACAGAATGAAGCCGTCAGACATAGAAACCGTCTTACCAGATCGAATGGAGCCGTCGCAGATGATGCCGTCATAATCCTTAAACTTCGGCCTGTTCCACCATGTCAACGTCAGCTTCTGCCTCTTGCTGAAGCTCTGGTAAGTCATCGGTGTCCATATCCTCCTTTGTCATATTCTGAAGGGCCTCAAGCAGATTATTTTCTTTCTGCGGAGGCTCAGGACGATCCTCGCCGGTAAGACGCAGATAAATTTCAATCATACGGGGATCGCCATTTCTTGCACCTCGCATAATAGCGTCTGTGATCTCAAGGGCTTTGGTGATTTCATCACTCTCAAACCCCATGCGCTCAAACTTCTTAACTGTGCGCTTATCCAGGATGGGAACGCCTGCATATTTGCCTAAAAGATACTGTTGCTCAAGTCTGCGCTTTCTCTTTTCCTGAGAGGCCTTGCCACCAGCGGAGCGGATAGCGTGAGCCTCTTCTTCACTGCGCTCAGTAAGAGGAATCAGGTGCTTGTCCTGTGGTCTGCTCACGTTTCACACCTCCTATTTCAGAATTGAGGCCTGATTCTTTTATGCGCGGATATAGCTGTACTTGTAGCCGTATTTCTTCTGATTGTTCCGAAGCCACTTATCAACAGCGTCGTTATAGTCCTTACCGGACAGCTTCGCCCTGTTGACGCCTTTGATAAAGCCGGATGCGTCGAAACGATTACCCTTTACGAAAGAGTAAGTACCGGCATATTTAGCGGTTTCTGCACTGCGCCCCTGCTTGGAGCTGACAGCAACAATGCCCCGACGTGACCCCATAGCGGTATTGATAACGTCCTCTTTAGAGAACGTGGGCCAGCCGTCTTTAGGGTGATTGTGAATAGCAATTTCAGACCGGCTACCGGACAGACCGGAGATAGATCCAGCATTGCCGTGGCGGTATTTAGTCGCAAAGCCCTGAGAATCAACGACAATACCGTGTTCGATATCGTCGCTTGCGTGGGCTGCAGCAAAAGCCCGTACCATATCCTCGTAGGTACGGTTAACACTCAGCCGGGTATTCATGCGGGCGGGAAAGTCAGATGTGGTTTCATCCTTGCTATTGCCTCCGCCTGCGGAGGGCCAACCACCATCAAAGCCCATACCAGATCCGCCGCCTCTGCCGCCATGCTCAACCGGGAAAACGATCTCAGACCATGCACTAATCCGCTGCAGCAGAGTCTTACCGTCGATCTCAAAGGCCAAAGCTTCATCCAGATTTCGGAATGTTGCGATTGTCTGTCCTGTGGTCAGGCTGTACAACTCAAGGGGTTTGCGGAACAGCACGACTTCATCAGTCGCATATACACCGTTGAGCCTCTTAAATTCGCTTCTGAATTGGTCTAACTGCATTTGTTCCACCTCAGTTCATTTGATTTTTGATATGAAAAAACCGCCAACGGGAAATCCGCTGACGGTTGAATATTTGCAATGAAAAAGGGGCACATTTCTGCACCCCATAGCAAGCGCCCGGATTTCAACCGGGGCAACGGCTAACACCGTGTACTCACCCTATACGACTACTTGCTGTGCTTATTGTACCACGTTCTCCTGACAAAATCAATAAGCGCGACCTCTTTAGGCGATAAGCCAGTAGTACCACCCTCTGCGTGGTTATACCCATGATGCGTGTGTGGCTGTTTCCCGTCATGCTTGTGATTGAGGTCAACGGTTTTATTTCGTTTGCCCTCCCGATCATAGTATGTGATTGCGGTAAGCTCGTTTCGGGCATTAACTGTCACATACACGCGGCCTTTTGTCATTGTTTCCTGCGGTGTTTTTGCTGCAGAGCTATCATTATACCGCACAAACTTGATATTACCTGTTTTTAACAGCGTGCTAAATTCGGAGCCGTAGGGCTTGCCTTTTGCGGATAGTCCGCTAGATGCGCCTCTGCCGCCCATGTGAACACCTCCGAAGAAAAGAGTAAAAAGAGTGCTGCAGCGGCGGGGGCCACTGCAGCAGATGTGCGTCTGCACACACAAAAGAAAGGAATGAAGATGAAAGTGGGTAAATGAGAAAACCCCACTGGCGGCACCTGCAGGATTCGAACCTGCGCCCCCGTTTCCGGGGCTATCTGTTTAGCAAACAGACCTCTTAAACCTCTTGAGTAAGATGCCATGTTGGTAGCGGGTACAGGCCTCGAACCTGTGATCTTCGGATTATAGATCCGCTGCTCTACCATCTGAGCTAACCCGCCGTGTAACCCCTCTGCGTTGCAAGCCGCCCACGCCGCCTTTGCGGATCGTAGCACTCAGACCATTGTGATAGGGGGCCGTGTTTATTAGTTGTTTCGTTTGCACCGCTCTTTGATACTGTCCTGAAAAGCGGCAAGCTGGACGATATTACCAGCACATTCATCCGGAACAAGGCCATAAAAGAAGATCCGCCGGGGCTGAAGCCGTGCCAGCATTTCGTTGTAGCCTGCTAGGAACAGAGCACGGGATTGTGCATTCATCTGAGTTCCCACAGAGGATACTGCAACGCAAGCCCCTACAGGCTCGCCATCGAAGCACCATGCAAAACTTTCTTTGTCGCTCCAACTGATTGTAGGAATGACATTGATCCCGTTCTGCTGCCAGTAAGCACCCAGCCAGTGCTTCCGGTAGTGGTTATAGATTTGCACCGCCCTGGGAAAATCGGTGTATGTGGAAAAGTCAGGAGCGCATACTGCCTTAAAGCCGGACAGCAGCTCAATGTATGCGTCTGGATTACTCCAACACCGGGTAAACTGGTAATCATCGATGAAGAAATGAACACCTTTATTGTGCGGCGCCTTGCAGCTTTTGGCATAGTTAAAACCGATAAAGCTATCAGGGTTGCACTTATCAAGCGTTATAGGGTCTAGGAGAGGAATGCCGTATGTACCCGTACCGTCAAATATGCACCTGTTCAGATTCTCATAGTTGCGTCCCTGCCGGTACACGGGCACTCCGCCTCCTTCACTTTTTATTTAATACCCCCGACGAAGGGAGAGCGCCGGGGGCGTGGATCGTCACGAAGTCAGCTAAGGCGGAGGCAAACCGAAGCCGCCTCCGTGTGTCCAAAAATCCACTCTAGCATTGTAACACGTCCTTAGAGAAAAGAACGAACAGAACGAACAGGATTATTGGTCAGCTGTATTTTCGTTTTCCAGATACCGTTTTACATTCATACGAACGCTATCCCCAGTATTATTACCACCGATGGAATATGCCACCTGCCACCAGCCCAAGCCGTTAATGAAGCGCAGAGTCATAATCTGCCGGGTCAAGCTGTCCGGCACATTGGCTATGTATCTTTCAAGGCGATTGCGCTCAGTTAAACAGAGAATCTGCTTTGCATGAATCGTCATAGCACATTCAGAACGCAGCGCTTTTTTACGGGCAATCAGATCCCGAAGATCTACCAGCTCTGCAACGCTGCATTCTATCTGATTTCCACCAGAGGGGCTTTTGGGCATACCATCGTAGGCGGGAGAGGATACGGATGTGGATTTTGCTTCCAGGACGGCAAGCCGTGATTCGTCCCGTTGAATTTCAGAATCCAAATCTGCAAGCCTCTTTTGATCCATCTCCACCTCTCTGTTGAGGTGGTACAGTTGAGATAATTCTTTTACAGTCATGCGGCCTCCTTTGCCTGTCTGATCCGTACCTTCAGAGCTTCAAGCAAGCAGTCCTGCGCGTCAGCCTTACCGCCCAAAGCCTTAATAACGTCTTCATCAGTGCCGCCCTGCACCACAAGATGATGCACGATAACGGGGTACGGCTGCCCCTGCCGGTGGAGACGTTTATTGGTCTGTTGGTAAAGCTCCAAACTGTCATTGAGGCCAAACCAGATGATATGATGCCCGCCCTCCTGCAGATTGAGGCCGTAGCCACAGCTCGCGGGCTGAACAAGCAGCAAATCAATATTTCCGGCGTTCCAATCTTCCTCCTGCTGTTTGCCCTGGTACACTTCCACGCGCAGATGTGTAGCTTTTAAGGCAGATAGCAGGCGTTCCCGGTCATGCTTGAAATTATAGCAGATAATGGCGTGTTGCCCGTTAAGCTGTTCCACAACCTCCAACAGGGCCTCCATTTTGCAGGAATGCAATTCCACTACATTGCCCTCTTCATCATAGACAGCACCATTGCAGAGCTGCAACAGCTTTTGACGAAGCACGGCGGCAGTACCGGCGGTGATAATGCTTTCATCGTCCACCTGTAGCAGCGTATCACGCTCAAGACGGGTATACGCTCTTTGGGCGGCGGAGTCCAGCATTACGGGAATATCTTCATAGACAAGCTCAGGCAACTCCAAATAATCCTCAGCTTTCATGCTGATACAAATATCGCTGATTCGGCTGTAGATCTCTTCAGCGGCTCCCGGCTTTGGGGCATAGCTGAATATTGTAGTCCGGCTGCGCTTGTCTGGGGTAAAGTATGCGTCACGGTATGCGGTGATGGTGCGCCCTAAGCGTTTGCCGCTGTCCAGCAAGAAAACCTGTGCCCACAGATCCAAAAGGCTACGGGGGTTAGGCGTACCGGTTAATTCAACAATGCGGGAGATTTTGGAGCGTACCAGCTTCAGCGCCTTAAACCGCTTGGCCTGGTGATTTTTGAAACTGCTGCTTTCATCGATCACCACCATATCAAAGGGCCAGTCATGCCGGTAGTAATCCACAAGCCATTGCACGTTTTCACGGTTAATCATGTAAATATCTGCGGTAGTCTGCAGGGCTTTAATACGCTGAGCGGCAGAACCGAGGACAAAAGAGAACCGAAGGGCGTTGAGCTGTTTCCACTTTGCCGCTTCTCTGTTCCATGTGGACTCCGCTACTTTCTTAGGCGCGATAATCAACACCTTATGCACGCAGAAATATTCATACTTCAACCGCTTAATAGCCATCAGGGTGATAGAGGTTTTGCCAAGTCCCATATCCAAAAACAGGCCTATCGCCTTATCCGCAATAATCCTGTTAATGCAATACTCCTGATAGTTATGGGGCTTGTAATCCTTCATCCCTCAAAACCTCCTTGCACCTGTTAATAACCTCTGAGATACGATCCATCGTATTGACACTGGAATACACATCAAAGCCCAGGTCACGCAACAGCTTCTGCACGTATTCCTGTCGCTTCCGTTCCTTCTCCTTCGGCTTCTTCATTTCTACAAAAATCAAATGACCACCGGGAAGCAGGATCATTCTATCAGGAACGCCCGAAAAGCCAGGACTTACAAATTTAAGGCATCGTGCGCCGTGGCCCAACGCCTTAACCCGTTTTCTCAACCAGCTTTCTAATGAGCTTTCAAGCAATAAAATTCCTCCTTTGTAACACTTTTTGAAAATTCTTATATAATATACGCATATATGCGTGTTATGCGGGTTATGACGTACATATACGCCATAACACCTATATTTTTATATGTTTATTAGAAAATAATGTTACATTGTTACATTTACAAAAAACCGTTGATACTCTAGGTTTTTTTAGCGTAACAGTGTATGTTACACCGCTGTTACACTGTTACGCCTGATTGTAACATTCCAGATGTTGTAACATTTGACTGTTACGGCAACTGTTACGCCTTTTTGCCACTTCGGATGAAGCCCCGCTGTACATTATACGGGCCAAATCGCTTAGTTGTATCGCACCGCTTCCACTCCTTAGCACTGGCGATAATTGCATTGATTTCTCGTGTATCCATGACCTTGATATCCTTAATACTGCCATTGAAAAGTTCACACCATACCTCAGCGGCACAGATACGATCCCGCTCAACGAGTTCAATCTTACTGTCTTCTTGCGTGTGCATTTGTCCGGCCCAGAAGTCCCGCCGCCGGTCAATGCTCCACTTGTGCCAATCTACGGGAATCTTCCTGTCAATAAATTCAAGGATCAAACCCTCACGCACGGATACTTCTCTATGCTCTTCCTGCTTAGCCTTGGCCTGTTCCTCAACCTCACCGCTGAGATATAGAGATTCACCAGTCTGCCAGCGTGCCTTAGCTTCGGCCCACACCTGACTGACATATTCATCGGTGAGATCCTTCCACACGGTTTTATCGTGGGGAGTTTCGCCAACGTCCACGGGCCAGAATCGGCGATTGCCAGTGGTGTCAGAGAGAAATTCATCTGTGTTGGTTGTGCCGAAAAACACACAGCACCGGGGGAGTTCTTTGACATGACGGCCATAGGCAGCACGGTAGCGGTCAGCCCGAAGGGACAGAAACTGCTTGATACGGGAAACATCGGATTTTCTAAAGGCATCCAGTTCTGAGACTTCTACGAGCCAAACACCCTGCAGCAGTTCGGATGCGTCTTTTCCTTCAAATGTGCGGATACTGTCATTGAACCATCCGAGGCTCATTTTATCCAGCAGTGTACTTTTGCCCAGGCCCTGCGGGCCTGCTAGGATCAGCATATTGTCATACTTGCAGCCGGGGACCATAGCGCGGGCGATTGCTGCGGTAAAGGCTTTACGGCATACAGCCCGATTGTATTCGGTGTCAGCCGCCCCCAGGAAATCAATGAATAGGGAGTCAAGCCGGGGTACTCCATCCCATTGCAGGCCCTTGATGTAGTCCTGCACTTCATTAAAAGCATGGGTGGATGCGTGAATATCCAAAGCGCTGTCGATATTGCCGCGACTGGTAATACCCCAAGTCTTTTCCAGATACCAGTATAGGCCATTGCTATCAGTGTCAGACCAGAGACGGCGTTTTTCACTTTGGCTCCAGGGCAGAGCGCCCAGCACTTCACCACGTCCAGCAAACTGATTAAGGGCGAATTTTCCCTTCAGTTTCGGATCACCGTCAAGGATAATCAGGATGTTATCGATTGTGCCTTTGACAGCACCATTTTGATTACGCTGCAGACGCTCAGCCCATTCGGTATCATCATCTTCTGGGTGCCCGCCCGCAACGCCCTCAAAATCACGCATTGCCTGCTCATGCTGTTCCCTGTTCAGTGTAGCTATCGTGCCCTTGTCCTGCAGGCACATATCACACATGGCCTTGTACGAAGGGAGCTTAACCACGGGTGTATCCGGGTTGGAGTCATTATCCTTATCTCCGAAGCGGTGGAGCCGGACAAGATCAAATGCGTTTACCAGCCGTCCACTACATGGGTCAGTCGCGTGGTGACTGAAAAGGAACTTTCCATCATCGTAAATCACCGCGCCGCCGGTGGTAGATCCGCCGAGATAAGTGTACCGATCTTCCATGGTTTCCACGGGGTCATAGATCTTCGGTAGGAACGTATCCATGGCAGCTAACACATCATAAGTCCGGCAGAATGCACCGACGATACCGGGCTTTTCCAGAGGATCGCCCTGTTTCATTGCCAGCTTCTGGTAGCTGACGGCGTTAGGGACCTGCGGCCAACTCATATAATCGTGCCAGTCTGCATAGGTACTTAGCAGGAAGTCCGCAGAAATCAGCGGGGCATCTTTACATCTGAAAACAAACTCACTATCAGCACTGCAGGAGGGCCAATACATGAGGCGGCACGTTTCAAATGTGGTGGGGTCCGCCATACTGATACCGATATGGGCGGCAACACGGCGGGCGCAGGGTTCGTATTCATCGGGCGTAACCGTTCTGTCAAATGGGATCACCACGCGCAGCCGGGGCGTTGCGGGAGTGTGCTTGCGGGTGCTATAAATTGCATAGCTGCAACCCAACTCTTCAACCTTACCGATAACAGCCTCAGTCTGCCATCCGGGAACATTATCAAAGTCCAGGGTGATAATATCACGTCCGGTCATGTTGATAGCCTTGCGCCGAGGGGCACTGAGGGAGCCGCCGACAAAACCGCCGACATCCTTCAAATCGTCCTGCTGAGCTTTTTTCAGTGACATATAGGCAGCCAGGGACTCTGTACCGCGAATGGGTGTACTCAAACGCTCATACAGTTCGGAGATGGTGAATGCTGTTTGATTCCAGATGGTAGCACGGCGGTTGTTACCAACGGAAAGAGTTATTCTTCGATCATGCTTCATGTTGGATTCTCCATTTCATAGGATTACCCCCCCCCCTTACGGGTAGGTCAAATCAATGTGTAGCTCAATCAGTACAGCCCGTCCGTTAACCGAACGGCCAGCCTGTCGAGCTTTGCACATTTTACACAATCAACTGCAGCACGGTTGCTGTAGATGATCTTGAGCTGTTCCAACATGATCTCCACATCAGCTATTTCCTCAGAAATAGCATCCGTATTATGTGAGCCGCGAATGTTTTTAGAAAGCTCCTTCGTCAGCTCTGCCATCTCTTCCATAGCCATAATAAGCTGAGATTGCTTGCCGTAAGCCCGTACAGCTTCATTGTATGTATCGTTGCGAATGGGGGCCGTAGCGGCCTGCAGCTTAATCAGCAAATCAGATTTTTCGGAATCCTGTTTCCGAAGTAGATCTTTCAAAGCAGCAATTTCGCATTGCTGTTCTTGTGCGCGGGCAACAGAGGAAGCTAATGCTTTCTCCAAATCGGATTTTGTCATTTGATTCATCTGAATACCCTCCCGGTCTTCTTATCCTTGATTTCAATTCGATTGACCAGTTCAAAGCCAGCCTTACCGATGATGTACTTCAGCACTTTGATAAGCATGGTAACGTCCTGCTCAAGTGCATTCTCTTTTCTGCCGATGTTGCGGAGGCCCATATACGCTGTAGGGTCGTAATAGCCCTCGCTGTTTAATTTCGGATTTTCTTGCAAAGTGTCCCCTCCTAGCAGACTACCTCAAGGACAGCAGTAGGAAAGCGGTCACAGTTATCAGCGATTTTCAGCAGAGTGTCAGCCACATATTCTGCTGTACCCCAGCGACTGTCAGACTCCAAACGCTTATATTTCTGAGGGTTGGCAGTCAACAGGCTTGCGCCCTGCATGAAAACGGAATACATATCGGCGCATTTTTTACCCGTCCACTGAGAAGGGTAAGATCCACAAACTTCTTTTACCAGTGTTCCGGCAGAGGAAGAAAGATCGATAAATTCATCACCGACATATACCCACTGATTCACACCTTCCAGCTTTGCCTTAAAGCCAATATCATAACTCATAGTGTGTTTTGCTGCCTCCCCTTCAGTATTCCATGCCGCAACATCAACACCGATTCGCTTCAGCACATGAGAAGCCAACCATGCTGTGTCACCAGGCATTTCATAATGTTTCTGTAATCGGCTATGCTCAGATCGAAATGCCTCCCAGAATTGACGGAGCCGCTTAGCGCCGAAGCCGAGAAAAACGTGCAGCGTATACAGCACGCAAGCGTCAATGTCATTGGTATACTGAGCATCCTTTTCCAGAATCTGCTTATTTATTTCTTCATTAAGAATCCGCTGCTCTTTCTTGTTCAGATTTACAGCGAAGGGATTACCCCGAAAATACTTAAATTCCATTGGCATCAAAAATATCAGGGTTGTCCTGAATAACCATGTAGAGGGCCTGTGCCATTTCTTCTACCTGCTTTTCATCATGGTCTTTGTAGCCGAGAAAAGCCAGAATGCCGTGAATCATCTCATGGAGAAAATCAGCCTGCATCTTTCCAGGAGCATTGGGCGCAATGCGGATCTTCAGGTCAACATAGTTTATCTCAGCAGATACATTAGCGCTGCCAAGGTCCATCTTGTCGGTAATTTCCACAGAATAGATATTACCACCGATTTTGATAGTCTTAGGTATCGTCACGGTGTAGCTTCCTCCTTAATCCGTCTAACTTCAAACCGCCATTTGTGGCTGTCCCTCCCGATTTTTTGCTTCAGTCGGGCTTCAGCCAGAGCGGGGGTATCTTCGCAGATACCAAACTGGAACTCCTTCTTGACACTGTTCCATATACCGTACTTAGCGCCAGGTTTACCGCGCCAATATTCCTCAGACTTCATTTGCGCCACCTCCAAAGGTAATTTGAGATACCGTAGTCAGCGCCATGGGCGGGACAGTACGGCCTACGGTGTAAAGGAAGATCCGGCGAGTCTTAATAACCTGAGCCAGTTCTTCATCGGACAACTCCCAACAGGTTTCTACTTCGGGAATGCCCTTTTCGTTTACTGCCAGAGTGCCGGGAAGATCCTGGCAACCTTCAGCAGTAAAGACGATATTTGCATAATCAGTTTTTACGGGGATCATGTTATCACTCCAACATTTTCCAGCGGAATTTACGATCCGTGGGAACTCGCCCTTCATCCTCAAGTTGGAATCTACGATCAAAGTCATGGACGGTATGGCCGTCAGCTTTGAAAGATACGGGGCTGTCAAGATCCCACTTCATAAGCAATGCCCACAAATCCGGGTAATTGCGGCGTAGCAATCGAAGCTGATTTACGCCTTGATTGTGGCAAAACCAGCAACCATCGCGGAAAGATGTTTCGTAGGACGGTGAAAGCATATCGTTGTATTGGCAATAAAGGCCGCATAAACTTTCATCTATCCCGAACTCTACCAGCGGTGCCCGTTTTCGGTCATTGAGCTGTCCAAAGCGTTTCGGTTCATCTGCAGCTATACCCAGATATTCCACTATATTTCTGTCCTCGCGGGTAGCGATCCCCCGCTCAAGAGAAAAGGGCGGGACAGCCCTGGATTTGAGGTGCTGGCACCAGGTAACCCCTGTGTTGAGGGGAAATCCTTTGATTTTGCCCCAAGTTGCATAACTTGAGTTTTTGGCACCAGTTGTACCGCACCCCACTGGGCGGAAATCCTGTGACATTGCCTTGGACTCTGTGTGCGAGTATTCCGCTTGAGCCCAGCCTGACACCAGGGGTTCCACAGATCCGGGAAGCCGAGGATGGCGCCGAGGATGAACTTGTTCTCTCTCTCTCTACATTAAGAGATTGTGAACGCCGAATAGGCACATGATAGAACATCTGCTCATAAGTCCGTTTGCTGCCATCTTTGTTTATTGCACAGAGGTGTTCTACTTCTATGTGGTACAATTCCCAAATCCGCTGATCCATTTTTGCTTTGAACTCTTCAAGGGGGGGGAGATTAGCGGATATCGTATCTGTTGCCCACACATCCGTAGTAGTAATACGGTCAAGGGGTAATCCTCTGGATTTGATAACATCCAGCATTTTGAGACTGTCCTTGCCATAAGAGATACGGGCTATGTATTCTGGCACTGCTATACCTCCATCACAGTTTCAAGTCTCCAGGCAACAGGCAAATACTCAAAGATGGATCTACGGTTAATTCTACATCGAGGTCACACGGTAGCATAAATTCTTCGCCAATAAATAGGCCTAAGAGTATTACTCGTATAGTCTCTTGTGTAGGAGGGAATACAATCCTTTCTTTGTTAGTAAAGTTTAGGCTGCCATCATTACGACCGAATACTGATGCAGACACACTCACAGATGTTACCCACTGCCCATTAGCCCCCATAGCTTTGAGGGTAATTGTTGTATCACTTGAACGGAGAATGTCATATACCTCTATATAATTTCTCTCTAGAAGCTTTGGGGAACATTCTTCATTGCTACAAAAATCGGGGAAGATTTGAACATCATTGACATTTCCCCAGTCAGGAGAAACTTCTGGAAGTACAATGGTGCTGTAGTTTGTACCAATATTATGCTTTACCCGATCCCGTTCCTCAGCCCGCTTTGCATCGTTCCATCGATTCAGACTACCCACGAGATAGCCTGTGATCCGACGAATGCGCTCAAAAGAAACGCCTTTGCCCAATTTCACATTACCCATATCACACCTCCGTACCGCAGAGGGGACAAGTCATGGTATCTAGCTTAATACCGCAGTTGGGGCAACGCATCCGGACATCAACGCTTGCCCCGCCTGCCTCATACTCTTTGGCAGCAATGTCCATATTGTTGATTGCCTGTACGAAGTAGCTGTCCTTCAGTTCCACGCCCAAGCCCCGACGGCCCATGATAACCGCCTGATAAGGGACAGAACCAATACCGGCGAAGGGGTCAAGCACAATATCATCCGGGTTTGTCCAAAGATCGATACAGCGCTCAATAACGTCGAGCTGCAGGGGGCAGATGTGCTTTTCGTCCTTTTCATCCCGTGCAGATTTCCGCTGCAGGGTGTTAGACTGTCGAATGTCCATCCAGACGGGGGACGCGTAGCGTTGCCACACATCCACGGGGAAGGTTTCGTGAGTGTGGGGGATAGGCTCAGGGTTTTCACCAGGCTTACGGAAAGTTACGATGTAGTCAGGCAGGCCCTGACGGCTCATAGCACTGTCTTTGCGGATCTGCTTGTGTAGCAATCCCAGCGCCTTTGTTCGCTGCATTTCTGTTACGGGATTCTTCCACACCGTAACTTCAGAATGAAAGATAAAGCCCGATTCTGTAAATGCCCGGATGATATCGCCCCGGAAATCCTTCACACCAATAAAGCCGTCGCGGCTCTTCATAGCAGGAAGGTTCATGCAGTGGACGCTTACCAGGCGCCCCGGCATAATCACGCGGTAAAGCTGGACGATCAGATAAAAGAAATGCTTCTGAAATTCGTCATTATCCCGGCTGTTGCCCATATCCCTGTCACTATTGGAATAGGTATATAGGCTTGCAAACGGGGGCGAAAAGATGGAATAGTGTACGCTGTTATCAGGAATGCCCTGCATAGTTTCCACGCAGTCGCCCTGGTACATAGCGTAGCGGTCACTGATTTTTTGGTTAAGCACATTCATTGTTGAATTCCTCCCATGCGGGGAAATCCATGCGGATCTCCGGGTTGTACGGCGTTGTAATCCGGCAAGTGCTGCGCAGTTCTTTTTTGGTGACTTCCTTAGACTGCTCAACCATTGCCTGCCGCATTTTTTCACAGTCAACCTGTTTCCGTTCGATGTTTTCCTTAACGCAGCCCTCCCGGCTGCTGATAACGATGTACACATCAACGGGATTCTGCTGACCGAAGCGCCAACACCGGCGCACGGCCTGATAATACTGCTCATAGCTGTCGGACAGGCCGACGAAAATCATTTTGCTGCACTGCTGCCAGTTCATGCCAAAGCCAGCAATAGAGGGCTTCGTAACGAGACACTTGCTGAGGCCCACTGTAAATCCCAGCATCCGGTCTGATTTGTCCTTTGCTTTATTACCACCGGTCACCTCCACGGCACCGTTAATCATGGATGCAAGGGCGGTACTTTCGGCGTTCAAATCACACCAGACAAGCCATTGATCGCCGGAAGCATTTACCAGCTCTGCGGCTGCAGCACAGCGCTGCTCAAGGGTTTCTTTGCGAGCCTTGCGGCGTTGGGTCAGGGTCATAACCTCAGATGTGGGTTCCTGCCCGTCAGCGACGATCTCATGCACCCGCAGTTCGGGAAGATCGTAGCCCTCAATGTCATAGCCAAGGTCAAGAGGTGAGTTCATAACCACTGCCCAAGATCCCATCCACTGCCAGAAAACTTCCTCAGCGTGGCCCTTGAGCCTCCATTTAGAGGTTTGGCCGCCGTCATGGACGAAAAACATAGCCAGCATTTCAGCATAAGACATAATGCCTAAGAACTCAGAATGATTGCCAAGCTCCATGTAATCGTTCGGCGCAGGTGTAGCTGTACACGCCAACCGGAACGGGGTATGACTGAAGAAATCGATAATCTGATTTCTTACCTTGCCGGTAAAAGATTTCAGAATACTCGATTCATCCAATACCACGCCGCTAAATTGGCATCCGGCAAACTTATCCAGCTTTTCATAGTTGGTTATATTGATGCCGGGTTTCAGATCCTCAGCCTTTTCACAAAGGGTTACATCCACACCAAATTTGATGCCCTCCGCTACCGTCTGCGAAGAGACGGCCAGCGGGGCAAGGATCAGAACATAGCCGCCCATGCGCTTATGTACCTGAGCGGCCCATTCAAGCTGCATAGGGGTTTTGCCTAAGCCGCAGTCTGCGAAGATCGCAGCGCGGCCTTTGGCTAAAGCCCAACGGACGATATCACGCTGAAACTGATATAGCTTCGGGTTCAAATCGTCTGCGGACAGCTTAATGCTCTCGGTGTTGATGGACTGGCTGACTTTATGGGATATGAAATCCCGATAATCAGTCACATTCGCACTCACTGTCATCCTCCATGGAGCCGAACATACCCAGCCGCTGCCCCAGGTGAAGAGCTGCATCGACAATGTGGTACAGATCCTGGCCACTCATATCCAACATTTCAGCAGTGATGTGGAGTCTGTCAGGATCATCAGCCTTGGAAAACCGGAACACGCAGCACTTATCCAGATCCTTTGCAGTGCCGTCCTTGTATTCCAGGGTCACTTTATTCAGCTCAGTACCCTCAGACCCGGCAGGCTCTTCATAAATAATGTCCAGCCCGTAGGCCTTTGCAGCTTCATGCTCAATCCGGCAGCCGCGAGCATTTTCCCAGCCCTTACAGAAGTAGGCGGCATGACACAGGCTCATGTTTTCCAGAGACTTAGCCAGGAAGCACAGAGGAATTTGCACGACGCCGCGCTTTTCCATAGCTTCCTTGCTGTACCATTCATCGGTAAACAGTGTGTTTACAACTTCAAAGCCCCGCTGTCTCAAGGCATCAATCGCCCGTTCACGGGTGACGATGATTTCTTCATCTGTCTTACCCGCCATGGGCTGAGACAGCATAGCGTACTTAATACCCATTAAATTTCCTCCTTAAAGAAATTTATCTGCAGCCAGTAAAACAACTACAAGGGTTGTCCCGGCCATGAAATAAAATTGTGCATCTTTGTCCTTCGTGCCGAAACTGCTAATGAAGTACAGCACGGCGAAGACCAGCAGAATGCCTTTGATTAACGGAATCATATGGTTTCCTCCGGAAATCTGAATTTCGTAACAGCAATCGGAAATTCCTCAATCTCCGATGCCCACAAACAAGATCCCTTTCCGTTAAGCGTTTCCCATATATAAGGGAAGCCGCCTATACCATCAAATAGGCTTGCCATGGTACAATCAGCCCCGCAGCAGAGAGACAGCTTTTGCAGGACATAAAACCAAGAGGGGATGGCAATACTGTTTCCCAGAGCTTTGTATCGCGGAGAATCCTTCTCCCGGTGTAGCTTTCCTTTGCTATCGATCCAGTCACCAATATTTGTCCAGCCGTCCAAAAATCCTTGTAAGCGTTCACACTCTAGCGGAGTGAGGCGGCGGACAACAAAGCCCTGCCTGACTGTATTATTGAGGTTTACGCTCATGCCGCCATTAGATTTGGCCTGTAAGGTGCCGTTGATCTCCGAATCTTCAGATCCGTTTCTACAGTCAACACTTGCGATAAGCATATCTGAGAAAGCATCTTGTCCTGTATAGCCTCCAGGGTGGCTGTTTGCCATCAGGGGACCAGTTACTTTTTGATAAGAAATAGTCAAATTCTCACTGCCCCCCCCGTAGCTACCGCCGCTAGATTTCAGTGTTGATGCAATGCCTGATTCTGAAAATTGGTCATAAGCCAGTTGTGCGACACATACAGCGGTGTAATCGCTAACGTGTCCATTATGATCTCCTGTCATTGTTGGCACTACCTCCCCGTCTCCATTGCCTCTTGCGTCATACACTGAAGCAAGCAGGGGAATCCCTGTCCGGGTTTGCCCCCCCCCTGTGGA